ACGAGATGCAGCAGCTCGTGGGTCAGGATGAGGCGCTGACGCTCTGGCGTCTGCGTCCAGAAGTCGTGACTGACGCGTAGCTCAGCGGTTGGCTGTTGGGAGTGAGCGTCAATATCAGCCCAGGCATCCACGTCAGATGCTCCCTCTATGACGTTGACTTCCCAGGAGTCCACGCCGAGTAGCACCTGCGCGTCAGATACCCAGCCTCGGAGTATGGTGAATTTGTCCTGCCCTTTAGCCATTGACCCTCCGCCTCAAAGTTATGCCCTGCCGGCAGGAGGACTCCACCGGCAGGGCGAGTGACAGCAGCACGCCATACGGCCGCGCTGTCGCCATCGGATGGTAGCGCATCAATTCTTTACCCTGAGTGGTAAATGGGAGACAGGTCGGAGTGGACAGGAGCCATCCCAGCAGGTCGGATTCTTTGTCTCGTCAGCCCCTGCGCAGTAGTTGCACATCCGCTCAATCGCGGTCACGTAGAGGCGCATTCGATCCACTGGCAACTTTGGCGACTCGTTAGCTTGAGCAGCACGTACCCACTCGATATCAATGTCATCGACGAAGGTACCGCCGTAGTAGCGCTCGCGCATCCAGTGAACGCTGCGACCATAGTTCGGCATCAGGTTAAAGAGCGCGTTGAGTTTGATCCCTAGTGTTCCAGCCCACGCCGCGCAAGATAACTGGAACTCGCGCTGCAGTTTAGGCACCTCACCTCTTTGATGGTCACCTGGAGTACGCCTTTGCCGAGCGGCGCGAGTTGAGAGAACGCGGCTGGGCTTAGGTCGATGGCTCGGCTCTTGCTTGTCCACGGCTTCTTCAGATCCCTCCTACACCCTCCGGCGCACTCATCCCTCACCCAGACTACGACGCATCGCGTCGGCTGGTCTGCCCTGCAGACGCGTACTCTATACGGTTTGGCGTAATAGGAGAAACTCGCTACGGCCGCGTACCAGATCTTCTCCCCTGTGGCGTATGGCGAGCAGGTGTTGGCGAATCCGCCGTAGCAGTAGTGCTTCGAGACCGTGTGGTGCGCGCCGTACCAGGTGGCGACGCCGTGCGTTGGCACGCCGTGTGGCGTGAGGTCTGGTCCTGTGCTGCCGGTGAGCAGCGCTAGGGCCAGCAGGAGCGCTGTCATCTCTTCGTCCCCATTAGGTCAATGAAGTCTTCAAAGTCCAAGACGATCATCGTGCGACGCCTCGTACCAGGTCCAGGTGCATCGCCAACGACGAGTGCTGCGATCTGCGTGGCGTTTCCCTTAACGGAGCGAAGCCAACCATCGTAGCGCTCTGAGTAGGAGCCATTTCCTACCTTGCACTGGATGGCGATCCAGTCCGACTGCACATCAGTCTTACCGCCGAACTGTCCGACGCGTATGCCGCCGATCTTTTCTGCCACATCGCGTTCGAATGAGTTTCCCTTGTTGCGTGCGCGCTTGCCGCGCTTAGCTTTGTTTTGCTGCTCGATATCCAGTTCGCTCATCTCGCTCACTTCCGTACCAGCCTTCCGAGTCGCGCCTGACCGCCGTCAGACAACGTAAACACAGACTGATCCACCTCGAGATGCCCAGCCTTCAAGAGGTCAGCGATCGTCTTTCGGTTAAAGATATGCTCGTTGAGAAAAAACCAGCCGTCCGGTGCATTGGCATCGACGTAGCGAATGCTTAACTTTGCGAACTGTCTGCCGATAGCAGGGTCATAGCACCAGGCATCCGCACCATCTTGTACGCAGCGTATGCCCTCGTCCAGCTCAGGGGCGATGATCTCAATCACTTAACGCACGCCTTGTGGCGCCAGTGGAATCGACGGCCTTCAGGTGAGATGACGAGCACGCGCTGTGCAGGAAAGACAAGCCGCTTCGGATCTGTGTAGTCGATCACCTTGCCGCACTCTGTGCAATCAGCCACCGTCCAGACAGGAGCCTTGGCGGCACCGTCACGCTTCGCCTTTACACCTGCCATTGCAGCGTCCTCGATCGACGGAATCCTGCTTGCGACAGTTTAGCACGAGTTTCCACAGAAACAATCCTACCCTTTGCAGCGGCAGCAATTTTTGCACGATGTTCTGCTGATAAAGTTTTTCCTTTATTTGCGGCAGACATTTTTTCTCTCGTTGCTAAGGAATGAGTTTTACCTTTTGCATTTTCAGACAGTTTAGCGCGAGTTTCCGCAGAAGTAATCCTACCCTTCAGGGAGGCAGAAAGATTAGCACGATGTTCTGCGGACCTCTTCTTACCTTTAGCCGATGCTGACATTTTTGCGCGAGTCTCGAGAGGAAGCTTTCTACCTTTTTGCCAAGCTCCAATTTTTACACGAGTTTCAAGTGAGCGGATGATGCCAAGGGATGATCCAGCAACCGGAGCAATGTTTACATTCTTTGCAGAGGAGAAGTGTTGGTCTAAATAGAATTGTTCACGTGCAATTAGAGCGTCTTTTTCGCACTCCTCAAGAACCGAGAACTTGAAAAGGCCGTATTTATTCCAACATCGTTGTGCAACCTTGTTGCAGTGAGACTGATTTTTTAAATCGATTCGATGCTGTCGCTCACGAGTTTCAAGATTTACGGCAGATCCTATGTAAAAATGGCCGTTGCCTAGCTCGATTTGGTAGATGCCTGAAATTTTCATTGATTCACCATACGCCACATCCAGCAGATGCTTGCCGCCGTCGTCAGTAAGTAAATCAGCGATGGGATCACGCCAACGCCGCGCTTGACGCTCAATGGGAGCGAAGCGAACACAACCAGTGCGAGCGCCGTGTTGATGACGATGAGGGTCACGCCCACGTAGTCAAATGCGCTCATAGGTCTGTCATCCCACCCAGGAGCGCCATTCGATCAGTCGCCAACTCAATGGCTCCCTCAATCGTATCGCCCTGGAATGCCAGCTCGCCGCCGGCAGAGTCAATGAGCACGATGGTCCACAGCGCAGGATCTCCTGCGCGGATCAGGCCGTCGTAGTGGTAGCCGAGTTGCGCGGCGCGCGTCTCTAGATCCGTCAGTGCTGCACTCACGATTCCTCCTCGTAGGATGACTGCCAAAGACCGTTATTCACCATATGCTTACGAAGGATTGCGTACGACTGGTCCGATGTCAAGTCTGTCGTGTCTATCTGCAGGTCATATTCGGTCTGCAGGTAACCGAATTCCGTCACATCGCTCACGCCTTGGAGCACGCCACGACGAGCCGTTCGAGCCTCAGCGCTAGCGTGGACCCTGACGATGACGATGCCTGGGATGTGGTGGCGAAGGTAGTGCGCCTCCAGCGGCAGCCGTACGTCGTCTACGACGACCAGCCGGTGCGCGCTCTTAACCTTCAGGTACTCGGCGTGCCACGCCTTAATCCAGAACGAGGCGTCCAGCTCACGGAGCTGCGCGCCAATGTCCTGCAGGATCTCGCGGCCAGAGACCTCGATATCTAGCCCCATACGCCGTTGGCTGTACTGCTTACTCTTGTCAAAGTCTTCGCCATAGCCCAGCGAAGCCACCGTGCGGATGGTCTCCGCAATTGGGAGCACCGTGTACGGATGCACGCGCCGCTGCTCCAGCATTGCGGCGAGCGTTGACTTTCCTGACCCCTGTGGTCCTACGAATGCGATGTTCATCGGTTTACCCTCCTGACGTAATCAATCCACATATGAATGCGCTGTGGATAGCGCTCTAAGAATCCGACTGCTCGATTGCACGGCCCACAGAGCAGCGCCCTAACACACTTGCCGCACGAGATTGGCACGCCCTTCGTCCTACCGGCGCCCAGCTTCTCGTACTGGCAGCAGCGCGGATCGTGATCCACGGTCACCGCCCTTGGCTCACCGAATCGGAGTGGCTCCCTGCACGCTCCACATCGATCAGCCTGTGCCAGCCTTAGATCCGTGTACTGCTCCATCGTCATCCGATGGTTGTACAGCGTGTACTTCAAGACCCTCACTGCTCGTTGATCTTCAGTCTCTCTCTCCCTCCAGGCTCTCGTAGCTAGAGCACCCTTCGTTGGCTCTTCACTGCGCTCCACTAGCGCTTCACTCCGAGGATCTCGTTGATCGGTAGGAGACGGCTCTTTCCGTCTCGTTTAAGAGGAGATATAGAGGAGTTTCTGCTCTGCTCTGCTCTGCTCTGCTCTGGTACCGTTAACTCCCCACCTTTTCGTGCTCTCCAACTTTGTCCACGCGAGGTCGAAGTTGGGTCGACTTGATATCGAGAGTAGTTCGACACTGCCACGACACCGTCCCCAGATTCGGTGAGCAGGCCCATCTGGATCAACTTATCCACAGCCCTTGCAAGCCGTGAACCGATGACCGCTTTGGCGTGTTGACGATTCTTGTAGATACCACCTGACCGGAGTGTCTTCACCTCGGCGATCAGCGTGATAAACGCCCTGAACTGCGTATCCGTCAGAGCTGCGATCTTGTCATCCTTGTGACTATTGACGTCCCACTTGACCCATAGGCTCATTTTTTCCTCCGCTCTGTGCTAGTGGCGAGGGGAGGTGGAGGTCGCCAGTCTCCCCTCGCCGTAGATGATGCCTAGAACGGCAGCGACTCCAGGTCACCCTCTGCGCGCTCTGGCTCGCCGCTTGGCGGCGTCTGGGCGTTGACCCACGAGATGCTTGGCTTCCGTTGGCAGAAGGTCCCATTCGACTTTCCGCTACAGGCGTAGAAGGCGTTGTACGCCTTCCCAGCCTTGGAGACGCCTGCCGGCTTGAACGACCACGCCGAGCGGTGGTCTGGGCATTCGCCCTCGGCAAAGAGCATTGCAGCCGCTACGGCCACATCATCTGTGGAAATAGACGGCTGAGATACCCTCACAGAATCAACGGAGAGGGG